TTGATGTGCCCACTTATCTATTACAAAGAATGTGTAATTTGGTCCTGCCATGCCTACATTTTTATATCTCAGTACAAAATCTTCCATAACTCTAAATGGTGTGCCATCTATACATTTAATCTCTAGGTTATTTTGCCATCTTCTAAAACATTTGATGTTATCGTCCATAACCCAATGCCACTTGTAACCTCTATCTATAGAATGTTGCCATATAAAGTTTCTAGCAGGTCCCGGTCCCTTAGATTTTCTATCGCCTAAGTCGTCACAAGTATCGTAATCGTCTTGATATGTCTTGTCTAACACGAGTATGTTTTTCTTCGCCACCACCTTCGCATACTCTGAGTACTCTTGTTCTTCAACAACAACTGTATATGGAACACCCATTTCTTCTAATGCTTTAATAGTTAATCTAGTATCTGCTCTGCCTTTAGATGGTATATAGATGGGGAATTGGTGCATTTGGCTTGACAATTAAACATCTCCAATGTTGGTGGTACTTAATGTGTGTAAACTTTTTCTCAAATCGTAAGCAAAGTTTTTACAATTTCCATTCGCATTTACATAATGTAAAAAGACATGGTCGCTGTATTTTACAGGGCAAGACTTTCTATAATGCTCTTGTTCCATTCCTTTGTAAATTACACCTTCGCCAATTTCTAATTTAAAAGGTTTTTCATCTATAAAGATTTCCCAAGGTGTTTCTGGTTCAGCAGAATTCAATGAGATTGTTACACTATATTCGCAAGACTCTCTATCAAGATGCTTAAATAAACCACTACCTTTATAATATCTTCTAAAATATGAATACGTTGGTATAAGTTTTACACCAGACAACTCTTCAAACGTTGGTTGCATATTAAGTAATAAAGTTTCAAAAACATCATCTGCATAAACTCCAACAGAATATCCCTCTGAATTTTCATCTGCTGTTTCATCTGCTCTTTTTGCAACAACATGACCATGTAATCTTAAATATTTTAACAAATCTTCTGGTATTTTAAATTTACAATTCTTCATTTAATATTGCCTCATTTTTCTTAATTAAGTTTAATATATATTCTTTTCTTAATTTTTGTTTTCCCTCTCTAAGAATTTGATAAATTTTCTTTTTACCTTCAGACTTTGCTCGTAATCCCATGTAATGTATTGCTGATATTTTCATTTGGTGAGAACTTGAATTGTTTTTTATTTTTTCAATATATTCTTTTGCATTTTTTATACTTTTTCTTGCATTGGCATTTATTTCGTAGGTATCGTTCATCTTATGCACCAAATGCCTTATCTTTAATTACATTCTTTTCTATCTTTGGGTACCAAATATATTTGGTTTTATCTGTATAATCTTGTTTTATTAATTGAAAGAATTTATCCATAGATTCTTTATTAACAAAATTTATAGTTAGTGATTTATAAGGCGATTGGTCTTCGTGGTCAAAACTTGGCATATCTTGCCAATGTTCTTCAGTATCTAACCAATCCCTTGAATTATGGTCTGGTTGAAAAACAATTGTTTCAAGTTCTTGTTGGTCAAAACCTAGATTATCTAAATCAAAACCTAAATCACTTAACATATCCATTTCAAATTTAAGTAATTCATAATCCCAAGTACTATCTTCAGATAATCTATTATCTGCTATTCTATATGCTTGTACTTGTTCTTCTTTCATGTCATGTGCAACATGAACTGGTACTTTTTTCATTTTAAGATATTCAGCACCCATAAGTCTTGTATGCCCTACAATTACTACATAGTCTTTATCAACGACAATAGGTTGCCTCCAACCATATTTTTCTAAAGAATTTGCTATTTTTTCTGCATTTTGATTTTTACGAGGATTATTTTCATATGGTTTTATCTTTTCAATGTCTATCATTTCTACTTTCATTTTATACTCCTAAATTAATGTAAGCTGATTATCTTTATCTACTACATAACCTTTATCTTCTAACTCTTTGATTTCCATAAATTTTTCATATGTTGTAACTTCTGATTGCATTTTTTTATATAATTTATAATCAATCTTTTTAACTTGTAGCATCATTTCTTCATACTTTTTATCAACAATTGCTTGTTCTTCTTTTGTTAGGCCATTATCAAATATATCATGCATTGTTTTATTCATATTTAGCCAACCTTTTACAATAACATCTTGATTTAAATCCATATCCCCAAAATGGAAACCAAATGTACTCATTACAGTTGTAACATTGTAATGATTTATTATATGGAGCTTTAACTCTAACTGTATATTTTATTACCCTACTCATAACATCTTGTCCTGTAATTAAATGC